AGCCGGTGACGTCATCCGCCGAAAGGTCTGGCCCGTGGTCTTGAAGAGAGACCCACGGTTGCGCCCCTTCATCGACTCTGTCGATGGTGAGGGCGTTATAATCGACCAATTGGGGGATGAACTCAAGTTGGGTCCTGGCGAGGGTTGGCTTTCCGCCGACCTCACCAAAGCCACTGATGGTATTTCGCATGATGTAGTAAGGGCCGTTATCCGCGGCCTTGAACGGTCCGGCCTCGGCGGTGGCTGGGCCAAGTGGGCAGCCAATTCCTTGGGCGTTGGTGACTACAAACATTTTGTTGAATACCGTCTTGATGACTTTCCAACCGAGACGAGAGAGGAGATAGCACGTGTTCACACAGTCGTTAGCGGTGAGAAGGGCGAGAAGCTTGTGAGGGTCCGTATGGACCGCGGTATCCTTATGGGTACTCCTCTTTCCTTCACAGTTTTGTCGCTCGTTAACGGCTGGGCTTGTTTGCCGCTTGGATCGAAGACACGCATCTGCGGAGATGATGTTGTTTCGGCCTGCAAGCCTGGTGCTATAACCCAATATGCGAAACGTATAGAAGCTATTGGGTCTGGACTTCATGAGGGGAAGACCTTCTACGGGACCGGCGGTTTCACCTTCTGTGAAACTTTTGGGCTTGGCAGCGATCCTGTCAGGTTCTTTAACCCGCATCCCCTCAAGCAGTTCCAGAGAGACGGTTATGGGGTCATGGACAAGGGCATTACAGCTAAGTACGACGTGGTTCAGTGGTCCGCACTGCGCCGCGTTGCCCGCGTCTTGAAGAAAAATGTCCGCGCCAAGGCGCGGCGTCTTGGTCGTCCCCCAGAGCTTCCGTGCGCTCTGGGTGGTCTTGGCCATCCTAGCAAAGGGATGCGCGACATACCAAGGCCCGTTCGGGCTAGTTTCTTTACGTTGTTGTATGGTGATACAACACTTGACCCCTACAAATACGTGACTAGGGTTGATACTTTCTTCTCCCCCGCTGACCCGCAGCGGTTTGGGAAGATTCAGAGTGGTATCCGGGCAGGGTTGGAACGATTTCCTATCGTTTCTGATCTTGATCAACCCCCGGATGGGACCCACTTTGTACCTTTGCACCTTGCCAACAAATACATTGCAATTAATGTACATAAGTTGTACTGGCTTGGTGGTGGAAAGTATAACCCTTGTCTTCCATCGGCTATGAAACCTGGCAAGCTGGTCCTTCCAGTTCCGCTCGGCGTTCCTC